ATGACCCGGCCCGTCACGACTCGGGATCTGCTGCCGTCAGAGCAGGCGTTCGTGGCCGCCATGCAGCAGCTCGGTTCCGGTCGATTCGAGTATCTGCAGATCCGCGGGGGCGAACTGATCCTCACTCCTTGGCCGGTCACAGTGCGCTATATCCAATTCGCGACCCCCAAGCGCGCCGGCGTCCCGACGGCGGCCACGTCCGAACTCCGGCCGCAAGTCACGGAGCTCTTCACTTACGTGCGTGAGACGGACGCCGGCGAGATACGCGAGCTCGAAGTTCGGGACGGACTGCCGTTCTCCATGCAAGTCGAACTGGCAGCTACCCGGCTGAGGGGAGGCGGGGTATGAGTTGCGCTATCGCTCCTCGCCTCCCCGAGGTCGACCCATTTGTGGTTCAGCAGGCCGAGATTCGCGCGAGCCGCCTGATCGGCAGCTGCGGCTTCAGGCGCGACGACTGGGATGACCTCCGACAGGAACTGCTGCTGGAATACTTGAGGCGACGCCCGCGGTTCAATGCGGAACGCGGCGATCACCGTGGGTTCGCATTCGGCGTCCTGCAAAACCGGGCGGCGAAGCTGGCTGCGCGCCGTTTGAGAAGCGAATCCTTCGAGCAGCCGGGCCCTGAAACCGACCGGATCCGGCTGACTTTCTGCCATGGCGCCGGCCTCGATCTGCGCATGGATGTCCGGGCCATTGTCTCGCGGCTCCCCATCCATCTACGAATCCTGGCGCGGCAGTTGAGCGAGATGGATCTCGCGGACGTTCAGCGCCAAGCCGGCCGGTCGCGCTCTCGGGTGCACCAATGGATCGCCGAAATCCGCACGGCGTTTGTCGATGCCGGGCTGGCTCCGGCGAGCGGTGGAGGTGCGCAGTGACACTCAGGCAGCCCATACCGATCTCCAGAATCCGACTGGACGGCGGTACCCAGCCTAGGGCCGCCCTCGATTTCAGCGCAATTGAGGACTATTCCGAAGCGATGGTCGCCGGCGCCAAGTTTCCGCCGGTGACAGTCTTCTACGACGGAACGGACTACTGGTTGGCAGACGGCTTTCACCGGGTGAAAGCCGCTTACGCGGCCGAACACGATATGATCGAGTGCGAGGTTCACCAGGGCACGCTCGAAGAGGCGCAGTGGTACAGCTTCAGCGCCAATCGGACCAATGGACTTCGGCGAACCACCGACGACAAGCAGCGTGCAATAAGGTCGGCGCTCGGACATCCGAATGGCGCGCAACTAAGTAATCGCCAAATCGCTGCCCACGTCGGCGTCGTTGAGGCTACGGTTCGAAACTGGCGCGAGAAACTGACTGCGCAAATTGCGCAGTCAACCAGGCGCACAGGGCGCGATGGTCGCACCATCGATATCACCAACATCGGCAGGGCAGTCGCAGATGCCGGTCTGGCCGGGCGAAAGGAACTGGCGCCGGCCGCAGGTTCACCGCTTCCCTTGGCCGGACCCGACAGCGAAGCGCCCTCATCGCCCGCGCCCGCCGAGACCACTCGGCCGCAACGCATCGACCGGTTAGCCCGATTGACGGTTTCCTTTCTCGAGACCACGAAACGCCTGGCCCGCCTGGTGGACTGGCTGGGCGAAACATCGGGCGACTTCGAGCAGGCGGAACTGATCCTGTCGAACGCCAGCAATTCCGTGGCTGCGGTAATCGCAGAAATTGAGCGGAAGGCGCTTGCCGCCGATCCGCTGAACGCATCCCGGCTGGGGATCCAGGAGAACTTATCATGACGCCGCTGAGAATTCTGTCTGGCACTCCCATGGTCTCTACCTATTCGATGTGGTCCCTGTTCCGGAACTGTCGCAAGGCGGTGGACTGGCGCTACCTCCAGCATCTGGTCGGTCTGGAGCGTGATGGGAACCTCCATTTCGGATCCCTCGTCCACCAGTGCCTTGAGCTGTGGCACCAATGCCGCGACCTCGGGCGCGTGCTGGATCTCATCGGCGCCCTCTTCCCTGCCCGAGTGTATGACGAGGGCCAGCGCCGGGACTGGCATCTGGCCACCGCCATGATGAAGGCTTACGCGGCGCGGTATGCGGCGGAAGAGTTCGAGGTGGTGGAGCTGGAGAAGACGTTCCAAGGGCCGATCGGCAATCCGGCCACTGGCGCGGCATCCCGCAGATTTGTCCTCGCCGGCAAGGTCGACGGCATCGTGCGCATCGGGGACGACTACTTCCTCCTGGAACACAAAACCGCCGCGCAACTCGATGCCGATTATCTCGAGCGGCTGTGGACCGACTTCCAGATCACCATCTATGCCTACTACGTGGAGCAGACGATGGGCATCACCATCACCGGCATCCTCTATAACATCCTCGTCAAAGCGAAGCTCCAGCAGAGTAAGGGAGAAACGGAAAAGGAGTACGAGACGCGCCGCGCGGAACTGCTGGCGAAGTCGAAGACGGGCAAGACGACTGCCAAGCGGAAGCTGCCGGAAACGGATGAGGAATTCCAGCACCGCCTCGCGGAAAAGTACACCGATCCGGCCATGCTCCACCGGGAAATGCTCTACCTCTCCCGTGACCGCTTCGACATCCTGCGCAGCGAACTCTGGGAACTGACCCAGACATTCCTCGACGCCCGCCGTCGCGGCGTCTTCTATCAAAACACCGGCTTTTGCTTCAACTTTCACAGGCCGTGCGCGTACTTCGCGCTGTGCCGCTCGAACGGCAATCCCAACGTCGTCGAGAACTTCTACCAACGGGTGGCGCCTAACGAGGAGTTACGGGCGCTGCCCAACGATCCCACCGAGCCCGCTTTCTGAAAGGAGACTGCGCAGTTATGCCGTTACCGACAACGAAAACACAACCCAAACCAGCCCTGGCCGACCTCACGGTGCTGGTGTATGGGCAAACAAAGATCGGGAAGTCGACCCTCTGCTCGCAAGCCGATGGCGCCCTCTTCCTGGCCACCGAGCCCGGACTCAATGCCCTGGATGTCTATCAGGTTCCCATTCAGTCCTGGGAGGAGCTGCGCAAGGCATGCGCCGAAATCGTCGAGGGCAATCACCCCTTCCGGACGGTGATTCTGGACACCATCGACAACGCCTACAAGTTCTGCACCGAATACATCCTGGCGAAGTTCAAGGTCGAGCACGAATCCGATCTTGGCTACGGCAAGGGCTATGCCCTGGTCAACAACGAGTTTCAGCGCGTCCTCACCAAGCTCGCCTTCCTGCCCTACGGGCTGTTCCTCATATCGCACGCCAAGGAGATGGAGGTGGACTCGCGCACCGGCAAGTACATGCGGGTGGTGCCGACGCTGCCGGACAAGGCCCGCAAGATCGTGCTCGGGATGGCCGACATGGTGTTGTTTTGCGACCTCGAAGTCGTCACGGGCGACAACGGCGAGCAGAACATGCGGCGTGTGATCCGTACTAAGCCAAGCCTTTACTACGAGGCCGGCGACCGCACGGGCCGGCTGCCCGAGACGCTGGAACTCGACTTCGGCAAGTTCCGGGAGTCCTACAACGCGGCGACGGTGACGGCGCCCGCGGCCAAGGCTGTGGAGCCCAATCGTCAGGCGCCGGCGCCAGCAAAGCAGTAATTCATCGCACCAGGAGAACAGCACATGGCTAACCATTCGATCGATTTGACTCAGTTTGACGACGACTACCGGAGTGAAACTCCGGCGGAGCGCTCGGACATGGAGAGCGTTCCCGACGGGAAGTACCAGGTGGTTGTGGAAAAGGTGGAGATCACTGAAGCGCACACCACCGGCAAACCGATGCTGAAGTGGACGCTCCGTGTCCTCGCGCCGCGCCACGTCAACCGCCTCATGTGGCGCAACAGCGTCTTCACGGCCAACACCCTGAAGTTCGTGAAGACCGACCTGCACATCTGCGGTCTGGACCTGGAGAAGCTGTCGGACCTGCCCAGGAATCTGAGCAAGCTGCTCGACGTGAAGCTGGAAGTCACCAAGAAGACCAAGGGCGACAACGAGAACATCTACTTCAACAGCCGCATCGTAAACGACCGGACCCCGAGCAAGTTCCGGCAGGAGGCGGGGGACGCGCTTGTCCCGTTCTAGCCCGGCGCTGGTCACGCTCATCGCCGACACGAGGGAGCAGGAGCCGTTTTCGTTCGATTCCCGGCTGGTGGTGGTGGAACGCCGCGCCCTGCCAGCCGGGGATTACTCGGCAGCAGGCATGGAGAGTGTGGTTGCCGTGGAACGGAAAACACTCGACGATTTCGTCTCCACGGTGATTCACCAGCGCGCCCGCTTCCGGCGCGAGCTCTCGAAACTGGCTGGCTACCGCGCGGCCTGCGTGGTGGTCGAGGCAGGCCTCCTGGAAGTTCTGCAAGGACGCTACCGGGGTGGCGCCCACCCAAACGCGGTGCTCGGCAGCGCGCTCGCCATCACCCTCGACTACCGCATCCCGGTGTTTTTCTGTTCCAGCCGTCAGGCGGCCTGTCAGTTTGTGCAGGCCTATCTGCTCGGCGCTCACGCGAGGTGGAAGGCATGACGAAGGCGGCAACCTCCGAAGTCCGATGTTCTCTCCGGGGCATCGTGGAAACCGTCTTCTACTCGGGGCCCACGTTCAGCGCCGGGCGGCTGCGCACGGCTGACGGCGTATTCGTGAATTTCGCCGGGAAGGTGTTCGCCAAGGCAAACGACGCGGTACGCCTCGAAGGGCAGTGGACGAACCATCCAAAGTACGGACGGCAATTCGCGGCCGAGGGCATGGGTTTCGATCAGGAGATGGACGCGGATGGGCTGGCAAACTTCCTGGCGAATCACCCGGACGTGAAAGGGATCGGCCCGGCCAAAGCCCGGCTGATCGCCGACCACTTCGGCGCACGGTTCGACGCGGCGATCCGCAGCCAACCCGCGGCCGTGGCCGCAATCGCGAAGGCGCCGGTGGAGGCGATCCTGGGCCTACAACGTATCTGGATCGCCAACAGCGACTTCAACGTCGCTATGACGTATCTGTCCCGCTTCGGGCTGACCCACCATCAGGTGACGACACTGGTGGGCAAATTCGGCAGCCAGGTTGTGCCGATCTTGGAGAACGATCCCTACGTGCTGATGCGGGAAATCACCGGCTACGGCTTCAAACGGGTCGACAAGATTGCCCGCAAAATGGGAACAGCCAAGGACCTGCCCTCGCGGCTTCGCGCCGGGCTCCATTACTGCGTGTTGGCCGCCCTCGATGACGGGGACTGCTGGGTCGAATACGAAGACTTGCTGGACCGCGCCAACACCCTCCTGGTGATGGACACGCTCGACAGCCGCGAGGTGATTGAGCGCCATCTGGAAGCGCTGATCGCCGAAGGCCGCCTCGTTTGCCAGCCCTTCGAGCGTTTGGTAGTAGCCGATCCGGAGATTCACCGGATGGAAACGGAACTCGCAGGAGTCCTCCGAACGGCGCACGAACCGAGTCCATACACCGTTGTTGACTTGGATCCCCTGCTCGATGCCGAGGGCGGCGAACTGAATCCCGAACAGAGGGACGCCGTCAAGATCGCGCTCAGTTTCTCCATTTCCCTGATGACCGGCGGCGCCGGCAGCGGCAAGACGTACGCGGTCTCGACCATCACCAGCATTGCGGAGCGGCTGGAGTTGAGAGTCGTTCTTGCCGCGCCGACAGGTAAGGCGGCCAAGCGCCTTAAAGAAGTCGTCGGCCACGAGGCCAGCACCATTCATCGGCTGCTGGGCTTCAACGGCCACACCTATTCCCGCGACGCCCTCAATCCGATCGAGGCCGACATGCTGGTCGTGGACGAGGTTTCCATGGTGGACGTTCCACTCGCCTGGCGGTTGTTTCAGGCCGTGGACCGCACACGCACCGCCGTGGTCCTCGTCGGAGACCACAACCAGTTGCCCCCGGTGGGCCCGGGCAATCTCCTGCGCGACTTGGTGCGGTCGCAAGGTATCCCGACGACGGTTCTCACGAGGATCATCCGCCAGGCCGGCGTGCTGAAGGAGAACTCCACCGCCGTCCTGGCGGGTGAAGTACGGCCCACATCGGAAGTCCAGGTCGGCGGGCGCCGGCCGTGGTATGTCATCGACAAGTTCGCCGACCGCGACGATGTGCGCCGCATGCTGCTGCTTCTCTTCGCGGAGGCGCTACACGAACGCCTTGGCTACGACCTGATCCGCGATGTCCAGGTGCTCACGCCCACCCATAAGGGCCCTCTCGGCACGGTCGAGTTGAATATCGCGTTGCAGCGGCTGTTGCAGAAAAAGCTGTTCGGCTTCGATGTGCCCGATGTCGAGCTTGGCCGCCGGCCACGCTTCTATGCCGGCGACAAGGTGATCCAAACGAGGAACGACTACGAATTGAGCGTCATGAATGGCGCGATGGGCATCGTGCTCGGGGCGGAGACCGACGGCGGCCTCACGGTCGACTTCGATGGCCAGCCGGTGGAGATCGGCTCCGAAGCGCTTGGGAATCTACAACTGGCGTACGCCACTTCAATCCACAAAGTGCAGGGTTCGGAGTTTCCGTGCGCGGTGGTGATCGCGCATAAGTCGCATTCGTTCATGCATCACCGCAACCTGCTCTACACGGCCGTGACGCGCGCCAGGGAGTCGGTCATCATTCTGGGCGATCGGTGGGGCATCGACAACTGCGCGACCAAACGCCAGGTGGACCGCCGCAACACCTTCCTCTCCTTTCTGCTCCACTCGGAGGCGCGCCCGTGACCGCGCCGCCGGTGGATGTTCACGCTTATTACCGGCGGGTCACCGACGTGGACATCGGCGAGATCGCCCGCGAACTGCTCGGCGACCGTATCACGCAGGAATCCCGGCAGACGCTGTTTTGCGATTGTCCGAATCACCGCAGCCAGTCCCATCGCTCCCTGCATGTGTGGCTCGACAAGCAGGGCTGGATCTGTTTCGGTTGCGGCGTCGGCGGAGATGTTTTGCAGCTCGTCGAATTCATCCGCCACAGCGTCGTCACGCGCGGCCAGTCCGGTCCGATGCCGGAGTCGCACGGCCAGGCACGGGATTTCCTGGCGGCGCGCGTGGGCCTGCCGCCGCTCTCGAAGATGGGGCGCACTCCCGAGGAAGTGGCCCAGGCCGAAGCCGCCCACCAGCTCACGCTTCGCGTGCGCGAGGCATTGACGGCCATTGCAGAGGCGTACCACCGGCGGCTCGCCGGGAACCGGGAGGTGATGGCGTGGTTCCGTGCCAAGTACGGGATCGGCGAAGACACGATTGCGAGCTTGAAAATCGGTTATGGCGATAACGACGAGCCGAGCATCGTCCGCCTGTTGATGGATGGGCCCAGCGCCTGCACGATGCGCGAGCTGGCGGCAACCTCCGTGTTCCGCCCGACAGCGCAGGACGGGCTCGCTCCGTTCTTTGACCGCCGCATCATCTTCCCATACTGGAGCCGCGGCAGCGTCGTGTTCATGATCGGCCGCCGGACCCCGTGGACTCCCGAACACGAATGGGAGAAGTCCAAGTACAAGAAGCTGGCCGTCCGCAACGACCGCAACCACAGCCACGTCGCGCCGTGCATCCGCAACGACGTTCTCTACAACGAGGACGTTCTTCTCACTCGCCCCGAGCGCGCCATCATCACCGAGGGCGTCACGGACTGCATTTCGCTCATGGAGCATGGATTCCCGGCGGTGTCGCCGGTGACCGTGCAAATCCGCGAAGCCGACTGGGAACGGCTGCTGCCGAAGCTCGCCGGCGTAAAGACGGTCTTCATCTGCCAGGACAACGAGGTCTCCGAGGCCGGTACGCAGGGCGCCTTGAAGACCGCGCGCACTCTGGCTGTACATGGTATCGCGACGCGCGTGGCAGTCCTGCCGCTGGGCGAGAAGCAGCGCGCGGCGCGGGAGAATTTGGCCGGATTGCCGGCCGGAAGCGCCGAAGCCGAGGCGCTTGTGGCTGATGCGAAGATCGACGTCAACGAGTTCTTCGCTTCCGAAAAGACAGCGGCCGACTTCGAGCAGATCTTGGCTGCCGCACAGACGCCCCTTGAGATGGCCATCTCCAAACTGTCCCCGGGGATGCCTGAGGCGGATCTGGTGCGAGTCCTCGACCCCATCCTTGCCGAGGTGCGCAGGCTTGATCCCATCGAACAACCACACCACCTGCGCCTGATCCAGGAGAAGTGCGGCAAGGACCGTCTTCCACTCTCCGCTCTGCGGCAGCAGATGAAGGTCGTTCGGATCGACAGAGGGCGCAATGGCAAGGGCCGGCGCAACGGCGCGGGCGCGCACATGGCGGGTCCACAGCCCGCGCCGGCGGCAGAGGGAGGATCCGCGGCCTGGCGTGACGGGTTGCTGTTGAACCTGAACGGCACGATCAAGCCCGTGCTCGCCAACGCGATCACCGCGCTGCGCGACGCCCCGGAGTGGTCCGGCGTCCTGGCCTACAACGGGTTTGCGCACTTCACCGTGCTCCAGAAACCGGCGCCGTGGATGAAGCCGGAGGTCGAGGTTGTGGCTGACTGGACGCCCAACGAGGACATCCTCACGACCGAATGGCTGCATCACCAGGGCATCTTTGTCTCGGTGGACGTCACCGGCCAGGCCGTTGAGGCCGTGGCGCGGGAGCGTCCGTTTCACCCTGTCCGGACTTACCTCAAGGAGCTCGCGTGGGACGGTACGCCCCGGCTGCAATCCTGGCTTCCTGACTACTTCGGCATCGATCCGTCTCCGTACGCGGCCGCCGTCGGTTCCCGGTGGATGATCTCCGCGGTGGCGCGCGTGTTTGAACCCGGGTGCAAGGCGGATTGTTGCTTGATTCTCGAGGGCGAGCAGGGCATCCGGAAATCAACCGCGCTGCGGGTGCTGGCGCAGCCATGGTTCACCGATGAAATTGCCGACCTGGGATCGAAGGATGCGGCGCTTCAGACCCGCGGGGTATGGGTCATAGAGATCGCGGAACTCGATTCGATGTCTCGCTCCGACATCGGCAAGATCAAGGCGTTCATGAGCCGGATGACCGACCGCTTCCGGCCGCCGTACGGCAAGCGCCCCATTGAGTCGCCGCGCCAGTGCGTGTTCGCCGGCAGCGTCAACCACGGCACGTATCTCCGTGACGAAACCGGCGGCAGGCGTTTCTGGCCGGTAGAGTGCAAGGCGGCGGTGATCGATGTGGATGCGCTGGCGGAGATCCGCGATCAGCTCTGGGCGGAGGCGACGCACCTGTACTTCGATGGCAAGCCGTGGTGGCTGGATTCGGTGGCGCTCACTCACGAGGCCGCCGAAGAGCAAGCTGATCGGTACGAGGGTGACCCGTGGGATGAACTGATCCTGGCGTGGGTCGGCCTGCGGGAGTCGATCTCCATCGCCGAAGTCCTGACGAATTGCCTCGAAAGGAAGAAGGACCAGTGGACTCAGTTGGACAAGATCCGTGTTGCCCGATGCCTTCGGGCGCACGGCTGGAAACGGTTCAACGCCGGTCCGCGCAGGTCGCGGGAATGGCGTTATGAGAGGCCGAAATGACGGTTTATTACGAGTTCTTAATCCGGTGTTCCAGTCTCGGGCCCGTGTTCCAGTCTGTGTTCCAGTCCGTGTTCCAGTCTAAGTCCTTTATTATGTAACGGTGTTCCAGTGTTCCAGTCTCTCCCTTATAAAAGCTTAGGAGAAAAAACATAACACACCATGGTTATGGTTATAGGCGCTATGGACACACACACTTCGAATTCTTATAGGAAGTCTTGCGAATTCGCTGGAACAACTGGAACACTGGAACACGGGCCGGTAACTCCTGCTGGCTCATGCGATTTAAGTGTTCCAGTCTCTTCAACGGCGAGATTCGAGACTGGAACACTGGAACACGGGCCGACCGGCGTCCCCTCCGAATCAGAGGTCGCGCTGTTTGTTTCAACAGGACTCGAATCGTGGACCACAGACCAACCGAAGGTGTTCGCCCGTGACGTGCAGATCAACGACACGGCGTACCGGCGGCTCGATCCCGAATACTACGCCTGGCTGCGCTCGAAGATGCAGCTTGCGAAGATGTCCGTCGAAGCCGGCCAGCTTGGGCGTGATGAGTTTGATGAACTGCGGCGAAGGTATGACGCCACGCACGATTGGGCGGTTGCGCACTTCGGGGAATTACGCCTGCTCGATGCCATCCGCGATCTCGACGCCCGCGATTACGCGCCGCCGGCCGCCGAACCCGAAGCGCCGCCCAACAAGCCGCGACCCGCGGACCTCGCCTTGGAGAGTGCACTCGCCGCGGTGAATGCAATCGCGGAGAAAGCCATGGCGCTCGGCTGGACGCGCGAGAGCTTGTACCGGACCTCGATAAGCTCGTTCGGCTTCAACTGCGGACTCGCCCACTTCCTGAAACCGTTTGACCGTATCGGCGAAGTGACCACGCATTGGATCGAGATCATCCGCGCCAACGATATCCGCCACAGGTTTTACAACCCAAACGTCGATCAGCCCTGGATTCGCCGAATCAAATCCAGTGCGGAATGATTGCGGAACTTTAATTGGACATTTTGGGCAGTCGCGGAGTATCTATTCACAGGACGTTCGATTCGTGAGCGAAACGCAAAGCAGACGCCACGAAGGAACTTCCACCCCATAACCCAGACGAGCGACGGGACTCTCGCAAAACTCCTTCCCTCCTTTCCTCCGGAGGAGAAGTGTATCCGCCAATGAACCAATCCATTCCACTCTACGCAACCGATGGAACGTCGTGCGGCTTTCGCACTCTCGAAGCGGCGCGCCGGCTCATTGCCAACGAAGTGGTGAACCCGGTCTACGGCCGCAAGGGCCATCTGAAGGCGATCTTCTTCAAGAAGCCTGATGGATCGTCGGCGGTTGATAGCAAGGTCCCCGCGGGGACGTGCTACAGCTTCCGGGAGCGACTGGAGAGCGGTCCTCTGGCTTGGAAACTCAAGAAGCTCGGCAAAGGCGAAGAGCTTCGGCCGCTGTTTCAACAGGTCGTGGCCGACTGCGTCGTGAACTCGTGACACGAAAGGCGCCCATCGGCGGCAGACACATCGCCATCGAACGCGGTTTGCTGCCAGGCTGGTCCGGCTGGCCGTTCCGCCGTGCAATGCGAAATGCGACTGCCACCCTTCCCAACCCGAAGGCGCGACGTGCCCAGGCCGGCGCGGAGCCGTTAAAAGGACCAAAGCCATGCCAGGCGTAATAACTCCGGAGAAGCTGGCGGCGCGCGTATGCCACGCACTCGGAGTCCAACCGCCGAGGACAAAGCCGAGCGCTGCCGCAGCGTGGGTGCAGCCGCAGCGCAGCAGACGGCGCTGACCATCGCGGCGCGCATCCGCAAGCGGCACGTATAGACTCGAAACCGGCGCACCGTGGCGCCGCAGAGGTGTTTTTGGGACCTGAAACCCGAGGTGTGCCCGCGGTTTAAAATGCTGCGCAGTTTGCCTAGTCAGCGGCCCAAAAACAGGTTGTCGGCGGTCAATGGTTGTCACCTCTAAGAGATTGATTCTTTTAGCGCTTCATCAGTTTCCGGCAGGGCTGGAGGGTGACAACTCGGCAATGGGGAGCAATTCGATCCAGTTTCCGGCGGAAAGCGGGCTCCACCGTCCCGATCCCGCCCGTGAAACGCTGAGGATTCGGTCCCGCAGTGACTTACGGCAGCGTTTGCTCGGGCATTGAGGCCGTGACCGTGGCCTGGGAGCCGCTGGGCTTCCGCCCTGCTTGGTTTGCCGAGATCGATCCGTTTTGTTCCGCGCTGCTGGCACATTACTACCCGGACGTTCCCAACCTTGGCGACTTCACCGCGATCCAGGACATCCGCAGTCCAATTGACATTCTGGCCGCTGGGACGCCTTGTGCGTCATTTTCCCTCGCCGGAAGACGAGGCGGCCTGGATGATGCGCGTGGCAACCTGGCCATCGAGTTTTGCCGCCTTGCTGGCAGACTGCGGCCTCGGTGGGTCGTCTGGGAAAACGTCCCCGGCGTTCTGTCGTCGAACGGCGGGCGGGACTTTGGCGCCATCCTCGGGGCGCTGGCGGAATTCGGGTACGGTTGCGCTTGGCGAGTGCTGGACGCTCAGTTCTTCGGAGTGCCCCAACGACGCCGTCGCGTCTTCGTTGTCGGACATCTTGGAGACTGGCGGCGTGCCGCGGCGGTACTTCTTGAGCGCGAGGGCTTGTGCCGGGATACTCCGGCGCGCCGCAAAGCGCGGGAAGAAGTTGCCGGATCTCCTGGCGGCCGCACTGGCGAGTTCATGCAAGAGATAGCCTACGCGTTGAACGCCAAGGGCGGAGTGGGGCGAATGGACGCGCAGGCTAACGAAACGTTCGTGGCCCACACTCTGCGGGGCGACGGCTTCGATCCTAGCGTGGATGGCGCCGGTCGCGGCACACCGCTCGTCCCGATGGCCTTCTCAGCGAAGGACCACGGAGCCGACGCCGGTCCTATGGCTCCGACCTTGCGTGCGATGCCGCACGCGACCAGTCACGCCAACGGCGGCGGGCAGGTCGCGATTTGCGTTCAGGAGGGGCAGCCCGGAGTTCGCGAGCACCCTACGGCAGGGACCGTCCGGTCCGGCGCGCCCGGAACGCAGCCGGGTGGGAGCTTCGTAAAGGAGCGCATGGCAGTGCGCCGGTTATTGCCGGTAGAGTGCGAGCGTCTGCAAGGGCTACCGGACGATTACACGTTGATCCCGTATCGCGGAAAGCCCGCCGCCGACGGTCCGCGATATAGGGCGATTGGGAATTCGATGGCGGTTCCTGTGATGCGATGGATCGGCCGCCGAATTCAATTGGTGGACAGCATCCGTGGTTGAAGCCCGCATCACGCCCGCGATGGCGCGACGCATCGAGATCTGGCCGACCGACCGGCTGGTCCCTTACGCCAAGAACGCCAGGACGCACTCGGACGACCAGTTGGCGCAAATTGCCGCGTCGATCGTCGAGTTCGGCTTCACCAATCCCATCCTCGTCGACTCGAACGCTGGCATCGTGGCCGGCCATGGGAGACTGCTGGCAGCGAAGAAACTCGGCCTGGCCGAAGTGCCGGTGATCGTGCTCGATCACCTGAGCGAGATCCAGCGGCGCGCTTTCATCATCGCGGACAATCGCCTGACTCTGAGCGGGGGATGGAACGATGACCTTCTGGCTGAGGAACTCGCGGCTGTCGAAGCCGAGGGATTTGATCTCGGCGTCATCGGGTTCACCGATGACGAGTTGGAAGGCCTGCTGGCAAACGATGCGCCCGCGAGCGCGGAACCGCAGGCTGAGGAAGAGATCCCGGAGGCGCCGGTTATCGCGGTTACGCAGCCCGGAGACCTGTGGCTGATTGGGCCGCACCGGCTGATTTGCGGCGACTGCCGTGATCGTGGTGTTGTGGAGCGTCTGTTGGATGGCGCGCGGGCGCACATCGTTTTCACTTCCCCGCCATACGCGACGCAGCGCGAGTACGACCCGGCGAGCGGATTCCAACCAGTGCCGCCGGAAGAGTACTCCGCCTGGTTCCGTGACGTCGCCGCGAACATCCGGGCCGTGCTGGCCGAGAACGGTTCTTACTTCCTCAACGTGAAGGAGCACGCGGCGGAGGGCGAGCGCAACCTGTACGTGAAAGATCTGGTCATCGCCCACAAGCGGCAATGGGGCTGGCGCTTCGTCGATGAGTTCTGCTGGCGCAAGACCGACAACGGCGTGCCGGGCGGATGGAACAACAGGTTCAAGAACGCCTGGGAGCCGGTGTTCCACTTCTGTCTCGACTGCACAAACATCAAGTTCAGGCCCCACGCGGTGGGCCACGCCTCCGAAGATTGCTTCGATTACTCCCCCGACAATCCCGTGTCGAGATCCGGGAGCGGCCTGCTTGGGACCGGTCCGCGTGGGACATCCGCCTCTTTGCCACCGGAGGGATCGCAGGCGTGGGGTCACATGCGCCGCAAACTCATGGACGGCAGGCACGAGGGGATCGCACGACCCAGCAATGTAATCGAGGTGAGAACGGAGAGCAATCAGGGGAGCCATTCGGCGCCATTTCCGAGAGCGCTGGTCGAGTTCTTCGTAAAAGCCTTCTCCGATCCCGGCGATATCGTCTGCGATCCGTTTCTCGGCAGCGGAACCACGATGGCCGCGGCGCACGCGCTCGAGCGCAGCGGTTACGGCATTGAGATCAGTCCCGCGTACTGCGACGTGATCCTGCGCCGGATCGAGCAACTGGCCGGCATGCAACCCACGCTGGCGACCGGGGAAACGTTCAACGACATTGCCGCGCAGCGCGGCTCGGTGAGCAACGCTGCCGGCGATCTACGGCTTCGCGATTCGAAGTCGATCCGCCGCAAACCAAACGGAATGCCTTGCTACGCACCTAAAGGCGCCGCGCGGTAGCGGCAAAACCCTCAACCACCAACAGACAAGGAGACGGAACCACTATGCCCGAAGTATCCAGTCCGAATCCGGCCGAACGCACGTTTGGAACCGGGGCGGACGAGTCTTTCCAGAACGCCAACGTAACCGGTAGCGAGGCCCACAACGAGAACCAGCGGGTCACGTACGCCAACCTCAAGCGCACCTACGACGTCTATCAGGATCTGGACGTCCAGGCCGCGCGCCAGTCGCTGATCGAACAGACGCGGATGAACCAGATCGCGTCGCAGGCCCTGCAGAACGCGGTCGAGACCGCCAACATGGTGGGCAAGCAGGCCATCCGGCACTCCGATGTCGCGGCCGATGCCCTGTGGACCGACGAGCTGAACCCGGTCACTCGCGGCTCGGGCTCCAACCTCACTGCCGGCGCCGTTCCAGCCAACCGCGCTACCGACGTGAGCGCCGCCGGCGTGGGCGTGGATGCGCAGACGGTCGCGGCCGCTGTCGCCAAGCAGGTGGACGCGACCATCACTCCCGTGCTGGCGACTCTGCAGCAGATCGTGCAGGCGCTGACCACGGCGACCACGGCCATCGCCAACACCGTCAACCAGGCGCAGCCGAAGACGGCGTAGCCTTTCCTCCTCCCAACCGGGGCGGCCGCACCAATGCACCACGGACCGCCCCGGCCTTTTTGATGGAAACGAAACCAATGAAGAACTTGCAGGTGGTGCTCTGGGCGATCGGGAAGCTGATACCCTTTGCCCGGAACGCGCGCACGCACAGTGACGAGCAGGTCGCTCAGATCGCGGCGTCGATCGCCGAGTTCGGGTGGACCTCGCCCATCCTGGCCGGCAGCGATGGGATCATCATTGCGGGTCACGCCCGTCTGCTGGCCGCCCGCAAACTGGGCATGACCGAGGTTCCGGTCATCGTCCTCGATCATCTGTCCGAAACGCAACGGCGCGCCCTTGTTTTGGCCGACAACCGCCTGGCTTTAAACGCAGGGTGGGACGAGGAGATGCTGAAGGTCGAACTGGAGTCCTTGCAGGAGGACGGCTTCGCCCTGGACATCGTCGGCTTCACGGACGAAGAGATTGAGGACCTGCTGCGCGATCCGGAACAAGGCGCCGAGGGTCACACTGATGAAGACACCGTTCCGGAAGTGCCCGACACGGCAGTGACTGTGCCCGGAGATCTATGGGTGCTGGGCGAGCACCGGCTGCTCTGTGGCGACTCGACACAGATAGAAGCCGTGGAGAAGGTCCTGGGCGGCGGTCTGGCGGACATTGCCTGGACAGATCCACCGTACAACGTCAACTATGGCCAGACGATGAAGGACAAGCTCCGCGGCAAAACCCACCGCAAGATCGCCAACGACAATCTGGGCGATGGCTTCGAGCAGTTCCTGCGGGATGCCTGCATGAACATGCTCACCGTCACCAAGGGCGCGATCTACATCTGCATGTCGTCCTCGGAGCTGCACACACTGCATCGCGCGTTCACCGAAGCGGGCGGCCACTGGTCCACGTTCGTCATCTGGGCGAAGAACACCTTCACCATGGGGCGGTCGGATTACCAGCGGCAGTATGAACCGATGCTTTACGGATGGAAGGAAGGCACGGATCACTTCTGGTGCGGCGCGCGGGACCAGGGCGACGTGTGGTTCATCAAGAAGCCGGTCGCCAACGATCTGCATCCGACGATGAAGCCAGTGGAGTTGGTGGAGCGGGCGTTGCGCAACTCCAGCAAGAGCCGAGATACGGTGCTCGATCCATTCGGCGGATCGGGGACCACGCTGATCGCCTGCGAGCGCACGGGACGCCAGGCGCGACTGATCGAGTTGGAGCCCAAGTACTGCGACGTGGTCATCCGCCGCTGGCAGGAACATGTCGCGAGGGAGGCCACCCTTGATGGGGACGGAAGAAGCTTCCGCGAAATCGCCGGCGAACGGCAGTCAACGGCAGCGTAGGATCGACCGTTGCCGCGCGGAGGCCTCCGAGGCGGAACGGCTGCTTCGCGCGGGTCATCCGGATGTGGAGGGCCTTTGCCTGGCGCTGGCGGATTGGTCGGCGGCGTTACGAATGATCCTGGAGGACGAAGGTGAACGAACACTTCTTTGAGTTGCTGCTCCTGGCGAGCGGTTTGGTCTCTGGGTTGATCGGGACCTACGTGGGATTACAGAACCGCGCCCTGCTGGCCGAGGTGCGGAGGGAACTGGCGGAAACCGAGAATCGGGTGCTCGACCGCGTTAACGGAAAATATGTTCGGAGCCCAGAATGTCACCTGCGCGAGGCCGCGATTCGTGAGCACCTGGAGATGCTTGCCGCTGAGATCCGGCGCAACAACGCCGCCGCCTCGTAGGACCGGCGGCGGGAGGGTTCGGCCTACAGTGCTTGGATCTCTTGCGCCAACCGGTAATCGCCGTCGGTTCCGCGGGCCCACAGCTTATACCGGGTTGGGCAGAGATTTGCCTGCGCGCCGCGCTCGATGCTGCGCATCCGGCCGCGGAGGTCGCTCTCGGCGATCTCCTTCGCCTCGTTGATCGTGCTTGCGACGGCGACCGGTTCGTAGTGGCCGTCCTCGTCCTCGGCGATCAGCATCGCGAGGCCCAGCTCGGCGTCGGGCTCAAGCGGGATCGCAAATCCGTTGTAGGTTCTCGTCTCTTTGCTGGTGCGTGCCATCGTGTTCATCTCCTTACATGATGATTCATCGCTTCCTCCGGCGGGAAGATCAAGCGGAATCTGCGGGACAGAACGAAGAACCGCCGGCCCTGGTGGCCGGCGGCGGGAGGTGGGAGTGGAGGGAGGATTGCTACTGAGCCAGCGTGTAGGCACGCTGTCCATCCTCCCGTTTGGCACTTTCGATCTTGAGTCCCATCTTCTTGGTCAGGCTGCCGCTGATGAAGCCGCGCACGCTATGCGATTGCCAGTCGGTGGCCGCTTGGATGTCCTTCAAGGTGGCGCCGCCCGGCCGGCGGATCAACTCCAGGACCTTGGCCTTCTTGCTGCCCTCGCGTGCGGGGGGCGCGCCGTCGCCCTGGCTGGCGCGTTTGGTCGCCTTGGCCTTCTTCGGCGCAACGGGGGCCGCGTGTTGCGCGGGGGCGGGCGTCAGGGCTTGGATGGCCTTCCAGATCCGGTTGACCGCCGTCTTGCGGTCGGTGAACTTCTTGACGGGTTTGAGGCTGTCGAAGGGGGCCACTCCCGCAAAGGAGTTCCAGACTTCGACGAAGCGGGCGGCGGGCCACTCGGCTGAGAGCTTGGCCAGTTCCTTCTCGCCGGAGAAGGCGCCTTCAATGGTTCCGACGCGGTGGTTCAGCGCGTCTTCCAGTACGGCGAACGCCGTGATGTTGTTATCGGTGTCGATGGTGTAAGTTGCCATAGCGACCCCATTCATCGCTTCAAGCGGCGGGAAAAGCAAGTGGAATCTTCCAGAAAGAACGGGAGCGAAAGGCAGGCCATGGGAATCTCACTTCGAGCTTACGCGCGGATGCGCGGGTGCAGTTTGACCGCGGTGCAGAAGGCCATCGCCAGTAAGCGCATCACCACGCTGGCGGACGGGACCATCGATCCGGAGCGCGCCAACCAGGAATGGGCCAAGAACACCTTTGCCGGGCAGACGGTGAACAGAGCCTCTGGCGGATATCAGCCGGGTTTCCGCGTCGCGGAACATTCCAAGCCGCCGCGCGGCGGCAGTGGCCTGCCTCCGCTGCAGGAGGCGCCATCCCCGTCCGGAGATCCGGTCGTAGCATACCTGCGTGCCCGAGCGGTCAAGACGAGCTTCGAGGCGCGCACGGCGCAGTTGGAATACGAGGAGCGCGCCGGCAAACTGATTCAGGCGGTGCGTGCATCGGAGTATGCCGCGACGTTCTCCGCCATCGTCAAAGACGGTCTGATGGCCATGCCCGATCGCATGGCGCCGATGCTGGCGGCGGTGGAGGACGAGAAGGCGATTCATCGCATGCTGGTGGCCGAGGTTTCGGCTCTGCTGCGGAAGGTGAGCAAGGCCGTGGCGGACGCGGGTCTGTAGAGATGGAACCGTTCTCCATTCACGAGGTAGGCGCCGCGGCCATGCTGCCGCCGCGCGAGATCACCGTCTCGCAGTGGGCGGATGAGAACCGTGTCCTCACCGGTGGCGCGGCGGCCGAACGGGGCCAGTGGCGCACGCGCCCATACCAGCGCGAGCCGATGGATGTGCTCAGCCCCGGCCATCCGTGCCGTCAGGTGGTGCTGTGGTCCGCAGCCCAACTTCTCAAGACCGAAGTGCTGCTGAACTTCCTCGGCTTCATCGCCGATGTGGACCCGGGTCCCGTGTTGGTGGTGGAGCCGCGCACCGAAGACGCCAAGGCGCTCTCAAAGGACCGCGTGGCGCCCATGTTCCGAGCCACTCCGGCGCTGCGTGGGAAGATCGCGCCCGTCAAGTCGCGTGACTCCAACAACACCACCCTGCACAAGGTCCTCGCCAATGGCGCGGGACACATCACCTTCACCGGCGCGATCTCGCCCTCCGGGCTCGCCATGCGGCCGATCCGCTACGCGTTGCTCGACGAGGTGGACCGCTATCCCGCGAGCGCCGGCACGGAGGGCGACCCGGTGTCGCTGGCCATCCAGCGCACGGCGGAGTTCCAGCACAACAAGAAGATCGTCATGGCGTCGACGCCGACGATCCGGGGCATCAGCCGGATCGAGCTGGCGTGGCGCGAAAGCGACCAGCGTGATTACTTCGTGCCCTGCCCCCAATGCGGCCATTCCCAGGTGCTCGCTCTGGGCGATGGCACGGGGCCGGGACTGGTGTGGCCGGAAGGAAAGCCGGAAGAGGCGATGTACCGCTGCGCCGGCTGCCAGGAGTTGATTCCCCACCACCAGAAAGCTTGGATGGTGGAGAGCGGCGAGTATCGCGCGCAAAATCCGTCCTCCCCGATTCCCGGATTCCGCGTCTCGCAGTTGCTCTCTCCCAAGAAGTCCTGGGGCGAGGTCGCCGTGGAGTTCCTGGCTGCCAAGAAGTCGCCGGAGACGCTGAAGGCGTTTCTGAACACGGTGCTCGCGGAGTTGTGGGAGGAGACGCACGAGGTTCCAACCGACGCGCACGCGCTGTGGAACCGCTGCGAACCATTCGAAGCCGAGGCGCCGGATGGGGTGGCGCTGATCACGGCCGGCGTGGACGTGCAGGCGGACCGGCTCGAGCTGGAAATCGTAGGTTGGGGACGTGACGAGGAATCCTGGTCGATCGCGTACCATGTGATCCCCGGCGATGTGACCCGCAACGAGGTATGGGATCACCTCGAATGCTTGCTTCTCTCCGAATACCTGCACGCTTCCGGGCTGCCGATGCGGATTGTGGCGGCGTGCATCGACTGCGGGTTTAAGGATGCCACTGTGCTGCGGTTTACGCGCGACCGTTACAACCGCCGCGTGTATGCCACCAAGGGGCGGGCGGGCGAGTCGCCGATCTGGCCGCGCAAGCCGAGCCGGAAGAACCAGACGCCGTTCTTCATGCTCGGGGTGGATGCGGCGAAGACGGCCATCTACGACCGGCTGAAGATCCGGGAAGCGGGGCCGGGGTATTGCCATTTCCCAATCGGCCGGGACCTGGAGTACTTCGAGCAGTTGACCGCCGAGAAGAAGTACACGCGCTACCACAACGGGTTTCCGAAGCAGGAATGGCGCAAGCCGGCCAACGCGCGGAACGAGGGGCTGGACACCAGAGTTCTCAGCTACGCAGCGCTATATGCGCTCTACGCCAGCGGGCTGAAGCTGTCCGTCCATTGCGACCGCTTCGCACGGATGGTCGAGGTGCGGCGAGGGGAGACCCGGCCGGCACCTGCGCCTCCGGCGCCAAGACCGGGCAGCGCCGAGCCGCGCGCGCCAGCTTCGTCCGGCCGCCGGGAAGATCCATGGATACCACGCAGAGACTGGTTCGGACGATCTTGATATGGCTCTGACGATTCAGCAGTTGCAGGAGAACCTGGACACGATCAACCAGGCGATCGGCAGTCCGAAGCTCAAGGTGCGCTTCCCGGATGGGCGGGAGGTGACCTACCGATCCATGGACGAGTTGCGCAAGGCGAAGGCCGAGATCGAAGAGGACATCCGGCAAGCCAGCGGCCAGACCGGGAGCCGCGTCCGGTTCGCGCAGCACCAGCGCGGCGATGGGCCGACGGGCCCGACGCTAAGCGACCGGTGGTGAGATCGACACGACGTAGCGAAACTCGCCGGCCGCAGTTTCCCGGCAATCAGACTGATGCCTCCCGCCAATTCTCAATGCCCAGCTTCACTCCGGTCCTCTGAATGGCCCGAAAATCTCCCGTGTTGCCGGTCACAAGTGGCATCTGAAGTCGAACGGCGACGGCGGCGATCAGGCAGTCGGGAAGTTCGAGAACAGAACCCTGCCTTCTTGCGGCTGCCTTGATGGTAGCCGCTGCAATGTAGTCGGCGCTGCTCGGCGTGATCTGTTCGTTCTGGTTGAGCCAGGTCATAACCTTCTTCAATTGACTGAAAGCGGCCTTTAGCTCGAAGCCGTAGACGATCTCGTAGACCGTGACGCTCGTGAAGGTGAATACGCCGTGTTGCCGGGCGTAGCGCGCGGCGTGGCTGGCCACTGTCTGATCGTGTCCCTTGAGGTACTCAGACAGGATGTCTGTGTCGAGCAGGGATTTTCCCATCGGCTAAGGCGCGACAGACGAGCTGGTCGGGCGTCTTCTTTCTTCGTACGCGATGGTGACGACCTCGTCAAGCAACGCGGTGTCTTCCGGACTGCCAAACAAACCCAGTCCCTGATCGAACACCATTCCCGAAGTGGGGAGAGCCGGCTGCCTGGCGATAAGGATCTGGCGCACTAGATCGACAAGCGGCATCCCTCTGGCTTGCGCTTCGGCAAGATACGCCTCTTCGACATGCGGCGGCAGATCGAGACTGACGGTCATATGGCAACTCCCTTACATCTTCAGATTAACGCGATCTGCGTATCCCGTGCACGGGTCTCCGTCAGGGTCCGAAACGGTAGTTCCGAGACAGCGACACTCTTGTCGGAAGCGGACCCGGTGGCGGGTCAGCTTAGATCGCTTTCAAGGGTGCCATGAACCTTCTCGACCGAGCCATCGGCGTCGTAGCGCCGCGCGTGGCGTTACAGCGTGCGCGGAGTCGCGTGGCGCTGGAACTGACCACGGGCTACCTGGAGCGGCACGCCCAGCGGTTCCGCTACGACGGCGCCACCGCCGGCCGCCGCGCCCATGGCTGGTACGCCGCCTCGACCGATGCCAACGTCGAGCTGATGGGGTCGCTCATCTGGCTGCGCAATCGGAGCCGCGATCTCGTCCGCAACAATCCTTATGCGGCGCGCGCCGTCGAAGAGTTG